TGGGAAAGATGCGGGCTTGATATTCGCACAGGCTATGACCTGCGCACGACGACGCGCAGTCTCAACCTTGTGCTCGCGGATTGGGCAAACCGTGGCCTGAACCAATGGACGATTGAAGAGCAGGTCATTACGATGTCTGCGGGGGATAATGACTATCCTCTTACGGCTGCGGATATTGATGTGCTTGAAGCAGTTGTCCGGTTCACAGATGGCGTTGGTACGGCAAACCAGTCTGACCTGACTGTGGATCGCATCAGCCGCGAGTATTATCTGAACATCCCGAACAAGCTGACACAGGGCCGACCTGTCCAGTACTTCGTGGATCGTCAGATTACCCCTGTCATCAAGGTCTGGCCGACACCGGATCAGACTTACTATCTTGTTGTTAACAAGCTCGTTCGTATGGACGATGCGACTTCCGGGGTTAACACTCTTGAAATCCCTTTCCGCTTTTATCCTTGTCTGGCTGCTGGCCTTGCCTATTACCTCTCTCTCAAGAAGGCTCCTGAGAGAAGCCAGCTTCTTAAAGCTGTGTATGATGAGGAATTTATAAGGGCTGCCGCAGAAGACCGTGACAGGGCATCTTTGAATCTGACACCGGGACGTTCGTCTTATAGGGTGGTGTAATGGCTCGCTTTGCTGTCGGTGCAAGATCTCAGGCCATCTGTGACCGTTGCGGGTTTCAGTATGACTACTTGCAGCTTCGTCAGGAATGGAATGGGTTGAGGACTTGCCCGGAATGCTGGGAGATCAAGCATCCGCAGCTTGATCCCATCTATCCTCCGACCGAACCGCAGGCTCTTTTGAACCCCCGTCCTGATCGCATTGAGCCTATGGATGTGCCTGTAGGCTATGAAATCTTCCCGTTTGTAGAGTATAATCTCCTGCAAGGAGTGACCCAACTCGGGGTTGTTAAGGTGGAGATTAGCTGATGGGCTGGACATATTCGACACTGGTGCAGGCCATCAAGGACTTCACGCAGTATGACGAGACGACATTCAACGCTAACATTGATACGTTCATCCAGAACGCCGAGGAAAGGCTGTTCTATGCTGTCGATCTTGATGTCTTCCGCAAAAACCAAGCCGGAACTTTTACTTCCGGCAACAAATATCTTACCGTTCCTTCCGATTATATGGCTCCATTTAGCCTGAGTGTAACGGTGAATGGGTCACAGAGTTTCCTGTTGATTAAAGATGTCGAGTATATTCAAGAGTATAATCCGACAGGTGCTACAGGAACACCTAAGTATTATGCAATGTTTGACATCAATAACTTCATTGTTGCTCCGACTCCGGCAGGTACATATCCGGTTGAGTTGCACTATTACTATCGTCCGGCAAGTATTGTTACGGCGGGTACTTCGTGGCTTGGGGACAATGCTGAGCAGGCACTGCTTTACGGTTGCTTGGTCGAGGCATATACCTTCATGAAGGGTGAGCCAGACCTGCTCAACCTCTATAACCAGCGGTTCAACGAGTCTCTGGCGCGTCTCAAGAACTACGGTGAAGGCCGTGAAAATGACGATGCGTACCGGGACGGTCTTATTCGGGTAAAGGCTAACTGATGTTTAAAGCAATCGAAAGCGGCCCATTCAGGGTGGATGTTGTAGCCACATCAAACGGCTCGCATGGCCCTGAGTTTTGGGCAAAGCGGGCGACGGAAAAGATTGTGTCTGTCTCTGACACGGCTCCTCCGGCTATCCGCGATCAGGCTGTTGCCTTCCGCGATACAGTTGAGGCTGTTGTTCTTTATTACATCAAAGAGGCTGTAAAAGATAACGCCTCTGTGGTATCCAATAGGTTAGTTGAAGCGGGTCATCCGCAGCTTGCCGACATGATTAGGAGTGTTTGATGAGTTTCTCGGGTAATTTTCTTTGCACGTCTTTCAAGACGGAGCTTTTGCAGGCGGCGCATGACTTTCGCTCAGGCGGCGATACGTTCAAGATTGCCTTGTATACGGACTCGGCCACGCTGAATGCTTCGACAACGGCTTACAGCTCGTCAAACGAGATTACAAATACGTCCGGTTCGGCATATGTTGCAGGCGGTAATACGCTCACAAACGTCAGTCCGACAAGCAGCGGCACAACGGCCTTCACTGACTTTGCGGATGTGTCGTGGAACTCGGCATCATTCACTGCCCGTGGCGCGTTGATTTATAACACGACACCGACGAGTGGTCTTGGCCTGACGAATCCGGCAGTTTGTGTTCTGGACTTCGGTTCTGATAAGACTGTTTCGAGTGGTACATTCACCGTTATCTTCCCGACCGCTGATGCCTCAAACGCCGTGATCAGGATTGCCTAATGACCATATCTCTCAAGCATCTGTTCCAGTCCTCTGTTCCTGACGGAGGTGATACAACACTTGTCCAGCCATCAAACTGGAACGAGGAACACGTACTTGAGATGGCTACAGGCAAACTCCTCGGTCGCTCCACAGCAGGCACTGGCGCTGCCGAAGAGATTTCCGTTGGTACAGGCTTGTCACTCTCCGGCGGCACACTGTCCAATACACTCGACGTTACCCTCACGCCTGGCACAACCGCCACCTCCGGAGGCGCTGCTGGTCAGATCATGTTTGATACTGGCTCAGTGCTTCAGGAAAGCAGCAATCTGGTATGGGATAATACCGCAAAGCGTCTTACAATCTCCGGTTATTCTCTGACCGGAACGGCTGCTGATTCACTGCTCGATTTGTCCGGCACTTGGAACACGACTGGTACACCTACGGCTTTGAAGTTGAACGTCACCGACACTGCAAGTAATGCGTCGTCGCTTTTGATGGATTTGCAAGTTGGTGGGTCGAGCCGATTTAGTGTTCGTAAAGATGGGCGAGCTAACGTTGCTGATTTAAATTGCCCGAGCGGGGATTTAATTGTATATAGAGCTGGTACAATAAGCGCACGTTTTGGTACAGCCAGATTTACAGCACCGTCTGAAATTGGCCTTAGCAATAACAACCCTTCATCTCCCGATATATTCCTATCCCGCCGCGCAGCCGCTAACCTTCGGTTCGGCGCAGCAGACGCAGCCGCCCCAGTCGCACAGACACTCAGCGTACAGTCAGTCGTCGCAGGTACGACGGATACAGCCGGTGCGAACCTTACGATTACAGGATCGCAAGGCACCGGAACGGGTGCGGGCGGGAGCATTATCTTCCAAGTGGCTCCTGCTGGGTCAAGTGGCACAGCGCAGAACGCACTGACAAGTGTATTGCAAATTTCGGCGGCAAACCGAGTAACAGCAGCTACTGGTGAGTTTGAGGGTTCTGGTTACTTAAGTTTATTTACAAATACTGCGTCTGCTATCGCCCGTACCCTTACTAACAGAACAATTATATTTAACACTAGCAATAACCCTTCGTTTACTATGAGCGGTAACGGGCGTATTGGTTTTGCTAGTAACACGGCTGGCAGCAGCGACGTAGGACTCACTTTCGATGTAATTTTATCCCGCCGCGGTGCCGCCAACCTCCGCTTCGGTGCAGCAGACGCAGCGGCCCCTGTAGCACAGACCCTCTCAGTCCAGTCCGTCGTCGCTGGTACGACCAACACCGCAGGTGCAAACCTTACGATTACGGGCTCGCAAGGCACAGGCACAGGTGCTGGCGGAAGCATTATCTTCCAGACGGCTCCGGCTGGAACGACAGGCACGGCGCAGAATGCCCTTGCTACAGCGTTGACGATTGATAGTACACTTGCCACCGCATTGGCGGGTGATTTGTATCTTGGTACAGCCAAGAACGGCCCGCGTCTCAATGCCCCCACAACGTCCACGATAGACATATACGTATCTGGTACCACCAATGTATGCAGGGCCAATAACACAAGATTTGCTGTCCTAGGAGAATTGGCAATTGGGAGTGCGATTGCGCCAGATTTATTTATATCCCGTCGCGGTGCAGCCAACCTTCGCTTCGGTAATGCAGACGCAGCCGCTCCTGTAGCCCAAACACTCTCAGTCCAGTCAGTCGTCGCAGGCACGTCTAACACGGCAGGTGCGAACCTTACGATCACGGGATCGCAGGGGACGGGCACGGGCGCTGGCGGCGATATCATCTTCCAGACAGCTCTTGCTGGATCAAGCGGCACCGCGCAGAACTCGTTGACAACAGCTCTGCGCATTTACAGCAACCAAACAGTTGCAGTAGGTAAAGCATACACTGTTGCGACACTACCAGCAGCCGGAACACAAGGCCGTCGTGCTTGGGTTACGGATGCAACCGCTCCAACATTCTTGGGCGCGCTTACTGGCGGCGGGGCAGTTGTAACACCAGTATTTGATAATGGCACTGCTTGGGTGGCCGGTTAATTTTAAAGGAGGCACTCCGTATGGAGCCTAAACTGACTATCGAACTCACTGCTACGGAAATTCAGAACCTCGGCGTATTGCTTGATGCGGCTGTGAAAGCCACAGGCATTCAGGGTGGCAAGATTGCCGTGCCGATTATCGAGAAACTTGAGGCTGCTGTTGCCGCGCATAATGCCGCCAACGCACCTAAAGAAGAAAAGGAAGCAGCATAATGGCAAACACATATCAATGGGCGGTCAACTCCATGACCGCATACCCAGAGTTTGAAGGCGAAACGGACGTTGTGTTCCAAGTTGCATACGTATGTTCAGCAACTGACGGCGAAGGCCACAACGCTGCAACTTACGGCACGGTTGATGTGACCTATGAGTCAGGCACACCGTTCACGCCATATGCCGACCTGACCCTTGAACAGGTCAATGGCTGGGTCGCCGCGGCCCTCGGTGAAGAAGGCATCGCCAAAGCCCAAGCCGACTGCGATGCACAGATCGAGGGGCAGAAGGAAGTTAAGCCGGTTACACCTCCTCTGCCGTGGAACGCGTCTGCTCCAGTCAGCGAGTAAAAAGTGGCATTCTCTGCATTCCAACCAAATGCCTTTCAGGTCGATGCCTTTCAGGTTGGAACGGTTGCGGCTGTTACGGGTGTTTCTGCCACAGGCTTTGTTGGGAATGTAGACGTTATCTATGGGGCCTCTGTCCCCGTGTCAGGGGTCTCCGCTTCCACATTTATAGGGTCTGTTGATATTGCAACAGACATGATATTCTCCGTTACGGGTGTTTCTGCGACGGGATACATTACCCCTGTTCTTGTGTGGGGTCCGATTATTCCGTCACAAAACCCGAACTGGTCTGCACTAAGTCCGTCTCAAAGTCCGAACTGGACATCAATAAACATCTAGAGGCTTACCCATGCCGAGTACCTACTCAACCAATCTGAAACTGGAACTCATGTCCACGGGTGAAAACTCAGGTACATGGGGAACCAAGACCAACACAAATCTTGGTACGCTTCTTGAGCAGGCTGTTGTCGGCTACGAGACGGTAAGTATCACAGACGGTGCCGACACTGTCATTACAATTGCTGATGGGGTAAGCTCCACTGCCCGTAACTACGTTCTTGAACTGACCGGATCTCTCTCCGCAAACCGCAACCTCATCGTTCCGGCTATCGAGAAGCCATACATCATCTACAACAATACGACTGGGGGGTATTCTGTTACCGTAAAGGTCTCTGGGCAGACAGGTGTTACTGTTGCCAACGGCAAAAAGGCAATTGTCTACAATAACGGTACAGATGTTATTGAAGTTGCGAACGCTCCTGTAACAGAAGCCGGAACACAATCCCTTACAAACAAGACAATAAACAACAGTCATATTGGAAATACAACTCCGGCTACGGGTGCCTTCACGACACTAACTGCTGCCTCTGCTTCGTTCCCAACTCTAAATTCAACAGGCACTGTATCCGGAGCTGGCTTCTCTAACTATCTTGCCTCTCCTCCGTCTATCGGAAATACCGCAGCTGGCACTATTCGCGGTACAACTGTTACAGCGACGACCGGATTTTCCGGACCTTTGGATGGTACTGTCGGTGCAACAACCCCAAGCACAGGTGCATTCACAACACTTTCTGCTTCAAGCACTGTGTCCGGCGCAGGCTTCTCGACATATCTTGCTTCCCCTCCGGCTATCGGTGGAACCGCAGCAAACACCGGATCCTTCACAACTCTTGCCGTAAACGGAAACGTAACCCTAAATGGTCAGGCGGGTACGAGCGGTCAGGTCCTTACCTCGGCTGGCGCAGGTTCAGTTCCGACTTGGACAACTCTTTCTTTTTCTCGTATGGTCTTTATTGATGCGAAGGCAGCGTACAACGGAAACGTAACATTTACGAGCATCCCCAGCTTCTCGTCTATCGTTGCTCTTGTTTCTGGTCGAATCAACACCGCAACAAACCAACGCCTTCGTGTTGCTATAAGTTCGAACAATGGGTCATCTTACGGGTCACCAATCGACCTTACCAACAGCATTGACGATACCGAGTTTTCGTTCTCAGGGTCCGTTACAATTTCCAATACGAATGCTGTCGGAAATAAAACCGTTACGCCCGCTGTTCTTGATAGGTACGCAGTTTACACAACAGCTGGCACTGAATCAGTTGTCACTGGTGTTACTGATGCCCTTCAGTTCTCGATGAGTTCGACTTCCTCGGGCATACAAGTTACGTTGTTTGGTATTCCGTAATCTAGATTAGGGTGGGTTGCAGAAGTGCCTCTTCAAAAACTCCAGTTCCGGCCCGGTGTCATCAAGGATGTACCAGCCTATACCAGCACGGGTGGTTGGTATGACTGCAACCTTGTTCGCTTCAGAAACGGTTTTCCCCAACCTGTTGGCGGATGGCAGAAGTATGCTGACACTCAGTTTAATGGAACATGCCGCGATCTGATTGCATGGGTTGCGCTCAGTGGTACGGACTATATCGGCGTTGGAACAACCACGAAGTATTATCTTGAAAGCGGCGGTTCTCTTGTAGATATCACTCCTATCCGTGACACAGCGACGCTTACTGATCCATTTACTGCAACGGACGGAAGTTTTGTTTTAACAGTTACAGATGTCGGACACGGCTGTCTTGACGGTGATTCTGTTACATTCTCTGGTGCAACAAGTCTTGGTGGCAACATCACAGCCACTGTCTTGAACAAGGAGTATGTTGTAACAGAAGTAATTGATGCCGACACCTACACTGTTACGATGTCTGTTGCTGCAAACTCATCTGACACCGGAGGTGGCGGAACAGTAACTGCCGCATATCAAATCAATATTGGTCTTGATACTCAGGTCGGCGGTGTTGGTTGGGGCGCTGGTACTTGGGGTTCAGGCACATGGGGAACCGCAAGAACAATCAGTACAGGCAACTCACTTCGCCTGTGGTCTTCCGATAACTTCGGCCAGGATCTGTTCTTCTGTGTTCGTGACGGCGGTATTTATTACTGGTCTCCGACACTTGGTTCAGCGGCAAGGGGCATTCCGCTTAACGATGCAACACTGACATCTGATCCGGCTTGCCCAAGCATCGGGACTTTGGTCCGAACATCGGATCAGCAGCGCCATCTTATTGTTTTTGGTGGAAACAATTACTTCAATAATGATGGCACGATAAACAATTCTCAGGATCCTCTCCTCGTCAAGTGGAGCGATCAAGAGGACTTCACTGTCTGGTCTCCGTCTGCAACGAACTCTGCCGGTGATTTTCGTCTGGGTTCAGGCACGAAGATCGTTCATGCTGTTGAAACCAAGCGTGAGTTTCTGGTCTGGACGGATACAGCACTGTATTCAATGCAATATCTTGGTCCTCCGTACACATACGGCATCAACCAGATTGCTTCGAACACAACTGTTCTCGGGTTCAATTCATTCTGCAACGTAGAAGACGTTGTATACTGGATGGGCAATGGAAAGTTCTACGTCTACGACGGTCGTACACAAGAGCTTCCTTGCCCTGTCTTGAAGCACGTCTTTAACAACTTCAACTACCAGCAGTCTGATAAATTGTTTGCAGCGGTGAACAGCAAATTCAACGAGGTGACGTGGTTCTACCCGTCAGCTAATTCTTTCGAGAACGATGTGTATGTCACCTACAACTATGCTGAAAAAGCATGGACATACGGAACGCTTGCAAGAACAGCGTGGGTTGACAGCGGCGCAAACATCTACCCGATTGCGGCAAGTGTAGACAACTACCTCTACAATCATGAGTTTGGTTTAGATGACGGAAGCACGAACCCGTCTACCCCACTTGCTACCTATATCGAGAGCGCCCCGATTGAAATCGGAAGCGGCGACCAGTTTGCATTTATCAAGAAGATTATTCCGGATGTTGGTTTTTACGAATCCACGTCGGACTCGCCTACTGTCACGATGACATTGAAAACCCAGAACTTCCCTGGTGCCAACTACATCAACACCACGAACTCCTCTATTAGCCAGACAGCAACGATTCCGATTGAGCAGTTTACCGAGCAAGCTTTCGTCCGTCTTCGTGGCAGGCAGCTCAGTTTCAAGATCAGCAGCGAACAGGTCGGTACGTTCTGGACTCTCGGCACGCCTCGTATTGAGATTCAACCGGACGGGAAGCGGTAATGGATCGCAGGATTTCCTTCCCTGTCTTTGGTAATCCTCCGACAGAATACGAACGGGTGTTCTTTGACGACCAGTCTCGTAAGCTTAACCAGCTTATGTCATTGCTCCGGTCACCTGGCGAGGGTCGAAATACAACGCTTGTCCTGACCAACCTGCCAACAAGTGACTATGGCTTGGAAGCTGGATCCGTCTATGTCGTGGATAATGGCGTTCTCCGCGTATCCGTTCTTTATGCTCCATATGTCCAAGGGGTTTCGGCCTCAGGATCTGTTGGATCAGTGACTGTAACCACCGTCTAAACTTGCGTTTATGGCGGTAAAATTGTATCTTGCAGGAGCCTTTGCTTCAGGTTTGGCCCCCTGCCTAAAGCATTAACGACCAGGGATAGATTTATGGCGCAGGGTATAGAAACAATTCAGAGTCCGGCTAACCAGAATCCAGCCGAACAATATCCCCAAGAGGCTGTCCAGCAGTTTGGGCAAGCTCTTAGCAGCCTCTCCGAGGAAGAGATTGAGGCACTCCGGGATCTCGCAGATGACCTCCGTGAGATGAGTCCGGAAGAACTGACCGCTCTAAAGCAGGTCATTGACTTCCTGATTCGTCGTCAAGACCAGTAT